TACTAACTTTGATTATATAACATAGCTGTCGCAAAGGTTCTTCTGTTGTTTCTAATCTATCTTTTAATAGATTAACAATAGTTTGTGTATCAGCTAGTTTATCACGCACATCATTTAATTCTTTACATAACTTGCCCACAAATGCTTTGTGTCCTGTACTTATATCTTCAAGTTCTTTTACTCTATTTTTAATAGAGATATTTTCTTCTTGAAGTTTTCTATATGGTGTAGACGCTGTCATCAATACCTACTTTCTTTCTATGTTGTTTATTAATATCACTATCCCAATACTTTGTAATACCAACACAAAAGTTATACTCAATGTAATTATCAATATCCTTAATAACACTTAAAGTATTTCCTATCATATCAGTTCGGGAAATAGTTTTTTTCTTATGGGGTCTTGTAGTCTTATCAATAATTGTTATCTCCCAATCAAAATCAAAGACAGCACCAGCACCCATATTTCCTGTTCTTTTTTGTCGGTGTCCATATTTTATTTTCATATGTATCCTTTTGTTATTCTTATAATATATAATAAAAAACCCCCTGCGTCAAGCTGACACAAGGGGTTTTACCTATCTGTTTCCATATATTTTTTTATAAAAATGTAGCAATCATTAACATAATAATGGTTGCCCAAAAAAATGTAGCTAGTGTTGTTTGCATAATTATCCTTTCTAATAATATTAGATATCATTAAAAGGTATATGTCAAGTCTATAATATCATTAAGTCTTGCCATATTACAGCAAAGTAAATAGCAACACTTATAATCATTATTATTTCTAATTTAGTGTCCATTTTTATTTAATACTAAAATAAGCCCTTAACCAATATGATAAACATCTATCATAATCTTTTTGATGGCTAAACGCTGTTTCAAGGTCGCTTAACTTTTTTTGCATATTTTCTCCTTTCTATTTCGTAACTTCTATTTTTACTTTTACTTTTCTAAACCATTGTTTAGCAATTAAACCTAGTTCAAGTAATAGTGTTTGTATTTGTAGCTTACTTGCGTTGCTTACTTTTATTTTAATTATTTTTGTAGGCATTTTTTTTTATACTCTTATATATATTTTCGTTTATTTCTTTTATTGATAAACCATTTTGATTAGCTGAATATACTATTATAAAATGTCTATCTTCTGAATTATACATTTCTATTTTAGAATAATAAGGAGTTCTCCTTTTTATTGTAGATGTATAACCTCTCCATTTAGTAAGTATTTTTGTATTTTCTTTCATTTGTTTTATCAGCATTTTTAAAACTTTTATCTAATTGTTTTTGTCTAAATAATTGTCTATCTAGTTGTGTTATTCTTATTTCACAAATTATAAAACCAACAAAGCCAATTAATATTAAAGCCATACCAATATATAAAATTGTATTCATATTTTTTTATTCCTTTTTTTATTTTTTATTATTAATAATACAACTTTTAATTGATTGTGTCAACTTTGTGGCGTTGACAGGTTTGAATTGTTGACAGCTGTCAAGGGTGTATTTCTGTCAAGGAATTAGACCCAAAATGAACAGACCCAAAATGAACACTCAGCTTAAAAGAACATACAGCGAACACCCAAAATGAACACATAGTTAATAAATTTCACGTGAAATAAGTTGAATTAAAAAAATAGCTATGGTACAAGAAAATTACGGGTTTGATTAGCCTTAGTATAAAGTTAAATAAATTACTATGTTATTAAGTAGAGTTTTAATTTAGGAATTAAAATACTTTGTAATAACTTTTTAGCGATTAGCATTATCGGAATAAGACCTAATAATTCGGGTTGGGAATTATAAAAATTGTGTTTAGTGTGTAGCTGTCATAACCAACAAGGATACATATGAAAAATAAATCTCAAAATAATAAAACAATTCTTGAAATAAAAGAAGATGCAGACTTTCAAGAAAAAATTAAATCTAATAAAGATTTAAAAGACAATCTTAAATTAGGTTTAAAACAGACAACGACAACAACTAGAGAAGTATTGCCTAAAGTTGCAATCTCAGTTGAAAAATATATCAATGAAGTTAAAGCAGTTTTAAAAAGTAAAACTAAAACTGATGAGATGATGAAAGTAATATCATCTAAAGGTATAACAGCTCATTGTTATAGTTTGGTCGAGTATGACAGAAAAAAAGAACGGAATGATCTATTTGAAAAATTAGTTAGTAGAGCAATTAGACTAGCAATTATGAGGGTAGACTTCCCACAAGAATTCTCGATTGATGAAAATACAAACGAAGTTTTTGTGATGTCTAAAGTATTAGAGCCAAAAATTCCAATTAAAATAAAAGGTTCTAAAACTACTAAACTTGTTCCAAATAATGATGAAAACTTGTTGCCGATAACGACTTATACAATCGACAATTTATATAAGCAAAAATATCCAACGGCTACAAGAAATACTAAAACTAAAGACAGCAAAGTTGAAACTATGTTGAAACAAAATACTAAAAATGTTTTAGCTGGTGTTAAAGTTTTAATATCTAAAGCAAGTAAAAAAGATGTTAAATTTTTCGACTTAATTGATGAAGAGACTTTCGAACACTTTGCTGAATTAAATAACTTGTTGAACTCTAAAGACTTTGAAAATGTTAGGGCTTTCTCAGTAGAGTATCGACCCGACTTCAATGGTAAGTTAGAGAAGATCGCAAGTTAATACTAATAACTCGACAGCTACACACCAAACACAATTTAAAAAATTCTTAGGTGGTTTCCAAAGTTGCTCTAGGTTGCGAAAATAAATTCTCCCAAATTTTCCCACAGGTGTGTACCAAAAAAACTTAGGGAAAATTTTGGTTAACTCCCAGCTAGATTTTTGGGTTGCCTTGGTTGATTTGTAAAAAAAACTCTTGATTTACCTAGGGGGTAGGCAGGGGGCAGGCGGGGTATACCCATAGATATATATACCATTACCAGAAAATCCCCAAAGTCCTTGTTAACCAACTCTGGGCTATATTTTTGGGCTAAATATTCCGACAATATTCCTAGGAATACCCTAGGGGGTAGTTCTAAAAATAGGTTTAGTATAGGTGTAAAGGCCCCCCTGGGGTTCCTATGAACATTATACACCCACATTTCAATTTTGTCTACTACAATAATGTCGCAGATGTAATTTTTTAAAAATAATCCTTGACAAAATTGCATATAAACACTATAATAGGAAAGTATGTATTATTTAAAGGACACACACTATCATAACTTACACAACATACACGAGGTCATCACAAATAATGCATGAAATCAATAAAAAATTAATAAAAAATCTCCCATTTGGTGAGATTATGGAAATAATTAATGCAAAACATGGATTCTTCTATAACGAAAACTCAAAAAAGAAACTTAACAGATATGCAAGAAAAGTTTCTAGACGTATTGTTCGCAGAAGCAAAAGGAAATCCACGAGAAGCAGCAAGATTGGCAGGATACTCCTCCCATTCTTATCCTAAAGTTATTAGGAATTTGAAAAAAGAGATTACAGAATTAGCGGAGACACATTTATCTACACACTCTGCACAAGCGGCTAATAGGTTAATCGCCTTACTAGATGAAGACGGCACTACTCCACAGGCAAGTATTCGTCTAGCAGCCGCTAACTCAATACTAGACAGAGTTGGCATTACAAAAAAAGATCAATTAGATGTAAACATGAAAGCTCTGCACGGTATATTTATATTACCAGCAAAAGATGGAACCGATAAAAATAAAAAAGAGAGCTAGAACAATACCATTTGGTTTTAAACAATCTAGTGATCCAAATTATTTAGAACCCATCAAAGAAGAATTAGATGCTCTGGGTCAAGCAAGAGAATATTCAAAGACTTGCTCACTAAGAGAGACAGCATCTTGGCTAAGTAGAAAAACAGGAAGATACATATCACATGTCGGACTTAAAAAAAGACTCGCAAGAAATAGCACCTCCGAAACCAAAGAAGATAATTCAAAAGAAAGCCAAGAAGTCAACACAACAGATTCTAGCTCGCAGTCGTAAGAAAGTTGCAAAGGCAGAACAATCTCTAAGATCTGCCAAACAGTCAGCAGAAAATATTAAAACTAAACTGTTAACTATAGATAAGTCTTTGAAAGGAAAAGAGACTCAACTACTTACGGAAGATCAAATCGAGAGTGCTCCTAAAAATATACAAGAGCACATAAATCAGCAAGAGGTGATCTTTAAACCTAACACAGGTCCACAGACACAATTCCTTGCAGCTTCTGAAAGAGAAGTTTTTTATGGTGGAGCAAGAGGCGGTGGTAAATCCTATGCGATGCTAGTAGATCCGCTTCGATACTGTTCCAAAGCTCAACACCGAGCACTCCTAATTAGAAGGACAATGCCAGAGTTAAGAGACTTAATTCAAAAGTCTCAGCTATTATACTCGAAAGCATTTCCAGGAGCAAAATGGAGAGAGCAAGAAAAAGAGTGGCGATTCCCATCAGGGGCAAAGATAGAGTTTGGTTACGCAGAAAACATGACGGATGTTTTAAGATACCAAGGTCAATCTTACACATGGATAGGAATAGACGAACTTCCACAATATCCTTCGCCAGATATATATAATTTTTTAAGATCATCACTTAGAAGTGTAGATCCAGAAATACCTGTATACATGAGAGCAACAGGTAATCCAGGAAACGTAGGTTCACAGTGGGTTAGAGAAATGTTTGTTGATCCAGCAGAACCAAATAGTGCGTTTGATGTAGGGATAGATACGCCTAATGGTAAAAAATATATTAGTCGTAGATTTATTCCTGCAAAGTTACAAGACAATCCCTATCTAATGCAAACTGATGATTATTACATCATGCTTGCATCTTTACCAGAAGCACAACGAAAACAATTTTTAGATGGAGATTGGGATGCATATGAAGATTCAGCTTTTCCAGAATTTAGTAAAACGACACACGTGGTCGAACCTTTTGAAATGCCTAGGAGTTGGTATAAATTCCGTGCTGCTGATTGGGGTTATTCTTCTCCTGCTTGTGTGCTTTGGTTTGCTGTGGATTATGATAACAATCTCTGGATCTATAGAGAATTGTATACCAAGAAGGTTACAGCGGATCAGTTCGCTAGACAAGTACTTACTTTAGAACAAGGTGAATATATACACTATGGTGTATTAGATGTTAGTACATGGGCTAAACGAGGTGATGTTGGTCCTAGTATCGCAGAGACTATGATACAGCAAGGTTGTAGATGGAGACCATCAGATAGATCACCTAAAAGTAGAATAAACGGAAAATTAGAAATACACAAACGTCTAAGGATTGTAGATAAGAATCCAGGTATAAGAATTTTTAAAACTTGTAAGAATTTAATTAGAACTTTAGGAAGTTTACCTACAGATGATAGAAATCCTGAAGATGTAGATACTACAGCAGAAGATCATGCATATGATGCATTAAGATATGGATGTATGAGCAGACCTACACATCCTAAATATGCACAAAGATTTAGATCTTCATTTTTACAAAATGACT